AACCTCTGATCCATGCAATGCTCTACTTGATTGGTAATATGTATGAGTCTAGAGAATCCCTATCCTACACTTCTGTTACAGAAAAGCCATGTTCTCTTACATGGATACTTAGAATGTATAGGGATTATAACAACGCTAATATTTAATATCATGCTAGCCGGTCTACTCAATGAACCTATTACTATAATTGAATCTGCTCTCACTACCAATGATTATGGAGAAGAAGAGCAAGAATGGGTAGAGAAATATACTACAAGAGCCCGTCTAGTACATGATTATGGTAGTAGGTCACAAACTAATTCTGAGATATTTTATACCTCTACCAAGACTTTCCAGGTTAGATATTATGTTCCTGTTACAGTGTTTGATCGTATTATCTGGAATTCTCTTACTTACAGGATCATAGATATTGAACCCTCTAAAGAAATGATGAACTTAACTATTAAAGCTGAACTTGTCAATGAGTGATTGGGATGATAATGAAGTTGAAGAAATTCCTGTAGTTATACCAACTCTGAATGAACTAGATACACTAGGAATACCAGGGAAATTTGTATATTCTTTGCTCAGGAATTCTAGTAAGATTGATTGTAAAGTTTATCCCTTAGTTGCTGACAATGATGCTAAGTTTCCATTCATCATTTACAAGAGATTAAACCTTGTCAGTCTTAATAATAAAGATACCTACCATGAGGATCAGGTGACAATGGAATTTACTATTGTTTCTGATACTTATGCCAAAAGTATTGAACTAGCAAATATAGTAAGAGCTCTGATTGAACAAAGAGATCAAGAATATGGAGATTTTGCTATATCTGATGCTAGACTCAATATGGCTACAGAAGATTATTCTGGAAATGCATTTGTCCAGAAGTTACAGATCGTATTTAACTTAAATTATATAAACTAATGGCTGCTCCTAAAATTATCAAAGGACGTGACCTCATGCTGTTCGATGGTGACGGTCACAGCTATGCTTACGCAACTAATCATGTTTTCACGCTGACTGCTGAAACAACGGATATTTCAAGTAAGGACCATGGTATTTGGGGTGCACAGGAAGTTTCTCGTTACACTTGGGAAATTACCTCTGAAAACCTTTATACAGACTCGGAATATGATAAGATGTTTACTGCCTTGGTTAATGGTAATCCTATCAGTGTTCGCTTTGGTTTGAAAGTTGAACAGGTTGACCTGACTAAGAACGTGGCTGATGGTAATACCGTTCTTCCTTATTGGACATCTCGTGATGCTTATTACGAGGGTAAGGCACTTATTACTTCACTTGTTGCTAACTCTAACAATGGTGAAAATGCCACTTACTCGATTACACTTACCGGATTTGGATCCATCTCTAAGACCACTAGTGGTTCTGGCGGTGATGACGGTGGTGAGGAGTAAACTAGATTCCCTACATAAACCTAATAAAGAACTACTCAGGGATTCTACAATAGTTTCCTTGGGTAGTTCACATTTTTACAGATTATGATAGTAACAATTAAAAAGAAAAAGATTGAACTGAGATATACACTCAGAGCAATGATGATGTTTGAGAATGTCGCAAGTAAAACATTCTCCCCAGAAGGTATAACAGATATTATGACCTTCTTCTATTGTATAGTATTATGTTCAGGTAAGGATTATTCACTAAGTTTTGATGATTTTATTGATTATCTTGATGATAATCCTGAGAAATTAACAGAGTTTTCAGAGTGGTTAACACAAGTAATCACTAATGAGAACTACTTAAAAAAAAACTAACCGGATCTGAAACAGGTGATGTTCCCGTTCTGATGTTTCATTATCTGTTTCAGGTTTTAGTATATCAGTTTAGAGTCCTTACTGTAGAGTATTTTATGGATCAGTGTACAGAATGGGAATTGAATGACCTGATTGATAATATTCCTTTCCTGGATAGAAATCAATGGGAAATAGGACGTCTTCAAGCTTGGATTACTGCACAAACTTCCTCTACCAAAAAGTTATCATTCCAAGATATCTGTACATTCAAATGGGAACAGAAGTCTGATATTCCTGAGGATATACAGCATGATCAGGAAATAACTAGTGAGGAAATTAATAGACTTAAAACATTAGCAAAAAGATGGGAAAACTGATATATTCTACGACCGATTTAGAAACTGCTTCTGCTGAGGTCCTTGAAGATGTAGATTCTGCTCTGGTTGCTGCTGCCTATAGAATAAGAGATAATATGAGAGCTTCTTTTATCTCAGGATCATCTCTCTATAAACGTTCAACACCAGGATATGCAGGATTAGCAGATGGTATAGTCCTCGGTAAACTAGATAATTCTAAAATTACGATCCATGCAATGGGAGATAAATCGGTCCCCGCAACATGGAAGACCAGATTGTTTGTTGGAGGTACCATTGAAAGAACACAAACTAAACGTCAAGGGAAATCCATCAAACCATACTCTAAGGGATATATACGTGCAAATGAAGCTATCGATAAAGGATTAGCTGGAGCACAAAATATCCTTGAATCATACATAAATACTGCACTCAATGGCTAATAATCTTACTGCGGTTATAGGAGCGGATACCACTGGTTTTCAAAAGGCCATTGATTCTGCTAAAGTAACCTTAAAGAACTATTCAAAGGAGGCAAAAAACTCCTCTAACCAGATTAAGGCCAATACTGAAATTACTTCTCAACAAGTACAGGCCTATAATAAAGTGGTTAAGTCCATGGAGAGAGCTACTCAAGGAACCAAATCTGCACAACAAGCACAGAAGGCACTCCAGAAACAGATAGCATCTCTCAGAAATCAGTGGTCAGAATTATCTGATACAGCAAAGTCTTCAGATTTTGGTAAGTCTATATCAGAATCTATTAAAGCCGCTGAATCAGAATCTGCCAGACTCTCAGAAACCATAAAGAATACTAAATCACAAATAGGAGAACTTGGTAAATCCGCTACACAATCTTCCACTATGGTAGATTCTCTTGGAGCTTCCTTCACAAAAACATTCCAAGAATTTGCTAGCGGATCTATCAATGAGTCTATCAAGAAATTACAACAAGTAAAAGAAGCTCTGAAAGCTGCACAGGCCTCTACTACAGAAGCTGGAGTAGCAATGGAAGGTGCTGGAGCCGCCGCCGGTTCTATGAATCCTTATATTCTTGCTGCTACATTGGCCGCTGGTGCATTGGCTACTGCTTTCAAATCAATTTTCTCTGTTACTACTGAATTTAGTCAGGCTATAAAAGAATTTGGCGTTCAAACAGGAATGTCAAAGGATAACCTAGACATGATCGCTTCTTCAGTAATACAGCTAGGTGCAAAGTATGGAGAATCCTCTAAAGAAATTATAGAGGCTGCTACAAAAATAGCTGGAATAGCTCCTGAAATAAAAACTAATGCTGCTGCTCTGACGGAAGTAACAGATGCCGCTAAACTATTGGCTCAAACTGGATTCATGTCAGTGGATGATGCTGGACAAACTTTGATAGATACCTGTAGAACTATGGGAGTATCTATTAAAGATCTAAACCAAGTAGTTAATGCCTTAGTTGGTGCCTCAATCTCAGGTTCTGCATCAGTTCAGTATATATCTAAAGCTATGTCCTCTTGTAATGCCTCTGCTACTACAGTTGGTATTAGTTTCTCAGGATTAGCTGCTATTATATCTACTGTTGCTCCTAGATTTAAAGATGCACAACAGGCCGGAGAACTATTGAATGATGCTTTCCAGGCCCTAGCTTCACAGACAAATAATGAATTTAACCCCGCTATCGTTGGACTTGATAATGCCTTAGACAATTTAGCAGACGCACAACTTGATGATGTTAAGCTTGCTAATATTGTAGGTAAATCAAATGTGGCCATGATAAAAACCCTGATTGAGGAAAGAAATTCTATCAAAGAACTTACAGGAGTTGTCATAGGATCTACTGCTGCTCAAGATGCAATGAGAGCTAAACAAACTGATCTACAAAAAGCTACAGCCCAGTTCAAAGAAGCTTGGAATGGAATGCTCCAGGCTCTTGCTAATACTACAGTCTTCAAGAAAATACGAGAAGCTATAGAAGCTATCGTTACTTCACTTAAGACTGGACTTGAATGGGTTACTAAGTGGATTAATAAGTTTGGAAGTAGTAAGAGCAGTGTAGAGGAAACCATCAGTACCATAGAAGAGGCGGATGAAGCATTACAATCTACTGGTGAAAAAGCTAGGAAAACAGCTGAAGATATAGAATTCTTTAATAATGCAGCATCAGATAACCTTGAGGCTGTAGTTCAACTTAGAGAATTAGAAGAAGAAATCAAGAGAGTACAACAAGCATATTCACAGTTATCAGCAGAAGAAAAAGCTGCTGCCTCTGGACAAGATATGCTTAATAAATTAGAGGAATTAAGAGCTAAAGCACAGGGAGTTAGGGAAGAAATGCAGAAGACACAAGATGAAGGTATTACACCTCTCGGAGAAAATACTTCTGGTCTTGATGCTTTCACTGCTGCCTTAGGATTAGGAGCTGATGCCCTCACATTCTTCTCTTCTGTCATGGCTAAAGTGACCGGAGATGAGGAATCACTGAGAAAGGCTATCACTACAATAATGGTAGTACAATCAGCCGCTAACCTAGTAACTAAAGTTTCTAATACTCTAAATACACAATCCGCTATTATCCTAAAAGTTAGAGCCCTACAAGAGTCTGCTGCTGCTTTGGCTATAAGAATAAAGACAGCTGCTGAAACTAAGGGTACTGCTGCTACTAAGGCTGCTACTGCTGCACAAGCTGCTCTCAATATAGTAACTAAGGCAAATCCTTATGTCCTATTAGGAACTGCTATCCTGGCTGCTGGTGCTGCACTCTATGCATTCTGCTCTAAGTCTAAAGAGGCTGAGGCTGCTGCAAAGAGACAGAAAGAAGCCGCTGAAAAGGCTGCAGAAGCTTGGAAGAAATATAAAAATGATCTCTCTTCTGCTGGAGCTGATCTATTATCAACTTATACAAAACTGAGAACAGAATGGGTACACCTTAAGGATGAACATTCTAAGACTCAGTGGATAAAGGATAATAAATCTGAGTTTGATAAACTTGGAGTTTCTATAGATAATGCATCAGAGGCAGAGAATTTCCTTGTCACTAATACACAGAAAGATGTATCAGCTTTTATGTTACGT